TATTGAACTTTAATCCTGGGTTTTCTTGCCTTTGACTATTTAGTATAATAGTTATAGGGTCACCATTCTTTCCAGAATTAGACCATGTATTATCTTGCTTTAAGACCGGGACTGTAGACCCAAACCTGATAGATTGACCGAATCTTCCTTGAATTACTGTATCACCTTCAAAAGGCTGCAGGTTTCTAACTTGCTGATTCTCTTGGAAAGTGTACCCAAGTGGAAGTGAGGATCCAGATACAGCATTCCCAGAATAGCCTTGAATATTATCATATTGACTTAAGAACTGAGCATATTCACTCATGTTTGGAAAAGCACCGTGATTGGCACGATTCCACAAGCTATAAGGAGGAAAGTAGAAATATTGTTGATTAGATACACGATCATTCAACTTTTCTGTTGGGCCTGCTATAATAAACACTATTTCGTTTACTACCGGGTACTGCCTAATAAAATTAAACATTGGCCAAGCAGGTTCAGAAACTTCTCCAGACTTAGAGGTGCCTAGAGTCGAGTATAGGAGTTCATATTTAATTTTTCCTATATCTATTGGGCTACCATAGTCAGGGTCACTTTCTTTAGTATTACCTTTAAATGGGCCTAATACAATAGACTTAACTCGGCCAATTTGAAAATACTGGCCGATTGATCTACCTACTTTAGAGTCAAATTTATTACCAAAAATATAGCCGTCTGCCATTATGCTTGAGGTAGTTGTTTTGTATCTTTAACTTTAATATTCGTAACGTCTGCAAACAACTGTTCGATATCCTTTTCGGTAAGGACACCAGAATCCTCAGCATCGCCTTTCTTAGATTCGGCAGCTGCCTTTTGGAATAGGGCAAGAAGTTTCATCAATACCTCATCATTTTTTAGGCTAGAGTCCATGAATCCCTTTAAAAGAGGCACAATAACAATAGCATCACCAGGAGTTTCTATCATATCGGCAAGCCTCATGATCTCCTGTTTTATGGTGGAGTCTTGGTTCTTATGCTTATTATAAACCTCTTCAACTAGGTTTGCAACAGTCTTGCCTTTGAATATTTCTTTATCAAGTTCCATGACTTTTTAGAATAAATATTAATAGTCACTATTTTCTAAATAGTTGTCAAGGATGGTTTTGTAGATTGTTTTTAGCTTTTTGATCACTTTAGTGATAGTATTAGACTGTGTATCAGTCATTTCTTTGACATATATAAAGACAGCCTTTTTGTTGAAAATGTCTATATTTTCCCTCTTCTTAAAGATCTCCAAGATAGCATCAGCGACCTTTATATCCTCAGGTTTGTCAAATAGTTCGAATAGATTGTCATCTACATATTTAATAAAAAGCTCGACTATATCTAGTTTATCTAGCTCTGGTTCTGGTTCTTTAACTATGATACTATTGACAAGGGCATTATCGTCTTGTTGTTCACCAATTTCTGCTTTGGATACAAGCTTCTTGTAATTCTTTTGGTTATATATAATCAAATACCTTTTGGCAATTGTTCCAAAATAAGAATAGGCTTTACCTTTAGATTGATCATACAGATCTATCTTTTGTAGTAGGAATGAAATTACTTCGTACTTTAGATCCTCTATATTTTCAACTTCTGTATAGTAGAATTTGAAAGTGTGAATAATATTCTCTACTAGCTTGTAAAAGCCATAGTGAATCCTTTCATTATAGATTTTATTTCTTTTGGCTTGATTAGGTGTATTCCTATACTCTAAAATAGCCTCTTCTGTTTCTATAGTAAAGTAGTTATTCTTTGTCTTTGGCTTACGTTTTCTTATCTCACCCTTCTTGGTAAGAAGCACTTCTTCATCCTTTTCTAAAATATCCACCATCTTATTCTTCTATAAAATTATTGATAGAACCTTGCATTTGTTTAACATTTTCCATTAGACTCAAAAATTCTGGGTCTGATTGTACCCACAATTTAGAATCAATTTGGTTTGCACAGGTATTAATCTCTTTCATACAACCTTTTACTCCATCGATAAATGATTGTTGATTGACCACCATTTGTTCTAATTTTCTATTCTTTGTATATAAGTTGAAAATAATCCAGCCTATTACAGTAGCAATCCATAAGGATACTGCTATGATTGTTGTTATCATATTATAATTTTTTATTATTCGACTTTACTAGCCATTAGATCAGCTTGATGTAGAATATAAACTATGTTTGATTTTAGTTCTGTATCTTTATTATATGTCATAAAGTAAGGTTTATTTCCTTCTTCATATAATCCATCATGAAGCTTAATAGCTAGATATTCATTTTCTGTAACCTCTATTCCTTGTTGCTGAAGATAGAATAGACTACGATCTGCTACTCTCATATGAGTAAGATTGGAATTGTACTTATATAAAGCACCTTGTTTCTCAATATGCCACTGAGAATCATTTGGTATATAAAATGGCTGATCTTTAGTTCCTAACTTACCAAGATCGTGGTTAATGGCTGAAAATACTAACTCTTCAGTTGTATAGTTTTTTCTCTGGCCAAACTTATCCCAAACCTTTTCAAATACTAAACTTGCTTCAATAACTCTTACTACATGATCAACATAACCTCCAGGAAAACAATTATGATGATCTAACTTAGTAGAGGCAGGAGCTAAAGCCAAAACTTCTTCTAATGACTTATAAAAGTCAAGTAGTTTATCTTTTCTATCTCCAGTTACATACTTATTAATCAGTTCATAGAACCTATCTAGATTCTGTTGAATCTGTTCAGCGGATAATTCTTTCATAACTTATTATTTTATTTTTATTGCTCAGACTCACTATTAATCAATACTTCGACCTCTTGTAGTTTAGCTCTAATTCTTTCTAATTGAGCTCTTAGTTCGTCAATAGATCTTCCTGTTGATAATAGTGCCTCTTGGCCATTAAGGAAGTTATTTATTTCAAATAGCTTTCTTAGGATTAGTTGTTTATATTTCATTATGTTAATTTACAAATTAATTACGTACTCTATCAATTTATCTATAGAGTAGAATGCTTTTCCTTTTACTTTATTGTTAAAGCTTATATTTTTACCTACGTCATCATAATTATCGGTAACATATAAGATCTCTTCTATCAAAGTTTTAGATATCATTTTTAATACTATAGGATAATTAGAACATCCTATAAGATCTTCTATAGAGTCACAAATTACATTATCGGATTTACAAATTTCATAGTCGTAATGAATATAGTTCTTTCCTAACTCTTTTTTCATTTTATCACATAGAGTACAACCTTCTAGTAATAACAATTTAATCTTGCTCATGAAATTCTTTATCTATTTTTTTCATAATATAATACCAAGCTTTTTTTTCTTCTTCATCCATAGTATCATATGTCATTGATAGGTATATATATAAAGCTTCTAATTGATCTTCTGTTATTTTACTATCGTCTATTTTAATATCTTCTAGGTTCATACAATAGGCTAGTTTAAAGGTATTTAGCCTTTATTTAGAGTGTAATTGACTTTGTTTCTTGTTAGTAGTTTATATCTATGATCCTTTAGCGGACTAAACCGTCGGATATGGCCGATATTATCTTAGAACTTATTTACTAACTATTTTTGTATACCTGAAGCATTGTGCTTAGTCTTAGCTCCTGGTAGTCGTAGTGCTTACTCATTCTAAAACTCACTCATGGGATTTAACCAAGCTATGGCATAGAGCCTGAGTATACGACATTAATCAGAACTAATATACAACAAATATTTGAAACAGAAAAATTTTTTTTAATAAATATTTTTTTATGTCATTTTTTTGTCTTATATTAGTATAATGGATAAAGAAATGCTCGTTTTAGGTTTATTAGAGAATGTTCTGGGTAAAGGAAAGGGTTCTAAAACAACTATGGACTACGCTTTTTATTGCCCAGTCTGTAAACACCATAACCCTAAACTTATAGTAAACATCAAGTCTGGCCAATACAATTGTTGGACTTGCCACCCTGCTACTAAAGGTAAAACACCAGTATCACTTTTAAAGAAAGTAGACGCTCCTACAGAGAAGATACTCGAAATGAAGAACTACTTTCAAGGGGATAATACTAAGATTGATTCCGTAAAACCAAATAAGGTAACCCTTCCAGAAGAATTTATTTCTTTATTTAATCCAGACAAATCACTTGAATGTAGACATGCTCTCGCATATTTAAAAAAAAGGAACATTTCTATTCAAGATATACAAAAATATAATATAGGTTATTGTAAAGCAGGTCGATATAGAAATAGAGTAATAGTTCCCTCATACGATAAAGACGGTAATATTAACTACTTTATAGCTAGATCATTTGAGCAAGATCCAGGCCGTAAGTATGATGCTCCTAGTTGTAATAAGACAGAGCTTATTGGTTTAGAGTATTTTATTAATTGGTCTGTTCCTGTAATATTATGCGAAGGTATATTTGATGCTATTGCTATTCGTAGAAATGCTGTTCCTTTATTTGGAAAGACTATTCCTAAGTCACTCATGTTAAAATTAGTAGAATCTGAAGTTAAAACTATATATTTAGCATTAGACAAAGACGCCTTGAAAGAGGCTTTAGATTATTCACAAAATCTTCTCAATCATGGGAAGGAAGTATATTTAATTGAACTAGAAGGGAAAGATCCTTCTGAACTTGGTTTTGAAAACATGACTAAGTTACTACATCATGCGAAGCCACTATCTTTTAGTGATCTACTTCTCAAGAAAATACAACTAATATGATCGAGCAAAATAAGAATGTCTATCGAGACAAGTTCTTAAAACGTATCGTAGAGACAGATCCTGAGCTTAGACAAATTACATTACACGATGCAAGATACTATCAAAGATCGCCTGGAGTCTTTTATCCATCTGTTACCACAATTCTCGGTTACTTTCCGAAAGGTTCTTTTTTCGAAACATGGCTTAAAGATATGGGGCATAATGCTGATATTGTTATGCGCCGCGCTGGCGATGAGGGAACTCAAGTCCATACAGCCGTAGAAAAGTTTTTGAGAGGTGAAGAGATTAGGTGGATTGAGCCTGATGGAAAGGTTAATTACCATACTCATGTTTGGAAAATGATCCTTAGCTTTACAGACTTCTGGACAACATATAAACCTACCCTACTCCTCTCAGAAGAGTTCATGTATTCAGATAC